ATACGTTGAATACGATCAATAGTACGACCGAAACGAATATCTTCAGCTGCTAACGTTGCTTTACCTGATAGGTTTTCATCATACCCCATAAATGCTTTTGGTACTTTAAGAGCAGCAAATAATTTTTCTCTTAAGTATTCAACATCTTCAATTGCGGCATATTCTAAACCTTTAGTAGTATCAATTTTAGTTGATTGATCATTACCTCTAACTGGGATGTAAAAATCTTCCATAACATTTTGCATGTTATATTTTAGATTGTAATCACCAGTTTTCTGGTCCATAAATGGGGTACGCTTCATTGTAGAAATAGTTTTCTGCATAAAGTTTTCTACCTCATTAGGTGGGATAGAACCTACATTAATATAGAAAATACGTTTTTCTGGAGCGCGGACAATTCTGTGAATTAACATAGCATCCTCCATTAATGAATATTGTTTAAATAATTTACGACCTGGTTCTAAATAAGAACGCCCATATGGGAGGTAATTTACATCAGATAATAATCTAAAATGAGCAACCTCATAATTATCAAATTCAATAGTATTTGAATTAGAATTATTGTTTGGTGTAGTATAATAACCAGAAGATGAACCACCATAAATACCTTCAGGGTTGTAGGTAAATACTACTTTAGATGGGTTTTCTGGGTCGAAATTTTCTTTTCTTTCAATATGGTATGCTGAATAAGGAATAACATTATATACACCAAATTTTTCTGATATTTCTAGTTTAAGGAAAAAATCTCCGTATTTACACATATTTCTAACCCAAGGCCATAGGTTAAATTCTATGTTTAAAACATCGTAGAATAAATTATATAGTATTTTTTGAATGTTTTCATCAGATGAACGTATAGATAATACTTCACCCATATCATTTTTAAGTGTAGATTCATCTGCTATGATATCAAGTGCAGAAGCTATAATAGCATCTGTATCCATTGAATCATATTCTGAGTATAATTGTGGTCTTAATGTTTGGTAGTTAAAGTTACTTTGGTAACCATATAATGAAGTAGGTGATGTAGAATATAATCTATTAAATCGGTCTACTAGTGAATTATTTTCATATTCTCCAGATTGTTGGATTTTGTTTATATCCATAACCTTAAGCTGGTTACCACCTTCGTTTCTAATTACTACGTCTGTTGCGAATAATCTTTTTAGTCTTGAAAATAAACTTTTATCTGCCATTTTTATTATATATGTTTATAAATATTATATTTATTATTATGAAAAACATAGAAACGCAGTATCGTAGTTTAGTTAAAGAACTATTAGATGCACCCTTCAAACCTGATCGAACAGGCACAGGTACTTATTCTCTTTTCGGCAAAACGCTAGAACATGATATGTCAGCGGGTTTCCCGCTTTTATTATCTAAAAAGGTTTCGTTTAAAGCTGCTAAGTTTGAATTGCTTTGGATTTTGCAAGGCCGTACTGATATGGAATACTTAAGAGAAAACGGTATTAATTATTGGGACGACGATTATAAACGCTCAGGGCGTACTGACGGAACGCTTGGTCCTGTATACGGCAAGCAATGGCGCAATTTTAATGGCGTTGACCAGCTCCAAAGAATAATTATAGGCATAATGACTAGACCAGAATCTAGACGTCTTATAGTCAATGCATGGAACCCGTCTGAATTACACCAAATGGCACTGCCTCCTTGTCATTACGGCTTTCAAGTTTATATAAACGATAACAAGCTTGACTTAATGTGGCAACAGCGTTCTGCAGATGTATTTTTAGGTTTACCTTACGACATAGCTATGTATGGTTTATTATTAGAGTTGCTTGCTAAAGGTGCGGGCTATAAACCAGGCAGGCTAATAGCTCAATTGGGTGATTGTCACTTATATTCAAATCATAGAGAACAGTCTAAAGAACTGCTTAGCAGACAATTAAACGGTAAGATACTTCCTGTGTTAGACTTAGCCGGCTCAGGGCTAACAATTGGCTATGATAAAGATGTAGTTGTACCTAACGAATGGGAAATAGAGCTTAAACATTATGACCCATTGCCAGCGATCAAAGCACCTTTAAGTGTAGGGCTATAATGAAGTATTTTATTTATCACATTCCAGGTAAAAAGATTGGTGTTACACGTAATCTTGATAAGAGAGTTACTCAGCAACAAGGTTATGCTGAAGGGGAATACGAGGTTCTATTTGTAAGTGATGATATTAATCAAATATCAAAATTGGAAATAGAACTTCAAAAGTCTTATGGCTATCCGGTGGATCGCACTGAATACAAAAATTTATTTAAATCTAATGTTATGAAAATCAATGTAACCGATCAAACAACCACATTTCCCGTACATATTATGCAATTAAAAGAATACTTAAGTAGCGTAATGGGGGTATCGTGGGTAACACCACAAGGTGATCGCTACACGTTAAGTGGGCGTAATGCAGAATGGATATTAGACAATGCCATGAAGAGCATGTATACTGAAGACCGATGCTACATGTATAATGAAGCATTTAAGAAGTACGAGCACGGCATGTTTGCTAAAGTTGAACCTCAAGAAGAAGACATTGCTAAGTTTGAATTGATACGTAAGTGGGCAGACGATCGCGGCATTTATAAAAGCGGCGATAAGAAAACACAATACGTTAAGCTTATGGAAGAAAGTGGTGAATTAGCTCAAGCTATTTTAAAGAACGATGACGTTGAGTTTGTTGATGCTATTGGCGATATGGTTGTTGTGCTTACTAATCTAGCGCACTTAGGCGGCTATAAGATTGAAGAGTGTATTGACGCTGCTTATAATCAAATCGCTAATCGCAAAGGTAAAATGCAAAACGGCACGTTTGTTAAAGAAGAAGCGTTCTCTAATTACCTTAAGTCTAAAGCTCAAACGTTATGAAGCAAAAAACAATTGACTTTCGCGATCCAGTAGTTGAACGCGTAGTAGACAAGTTTGTAGGCCGCTCAGATGTAGGATATAAAAAGTACGGCGTTACATTAGAAGAAGATCCAAGTGAAATACTTGAGTGGCTAAATCACTTACAAGAAGAACTTATGGATGCGGTCTTATACTTGCAGAAAGCCAAAGAAAAGTATGAAGCATCAAGCTCCGAGGAGTAATATGAAAAAAAAATACAGCAGAAAGAAAGGACCAGTAAGAGCAAAGAAGGTATCATACGATGGTATTAACTTTGCATCAGGGTTAGAAAAGTATATGTACATGGCTTTAAGAAAAGCTAAAATAGCTGCACTATATGAAGGAGAAACATTTGAGCTACAACAGTCTTTTGAATTCCCATTTGAAAGTTTCGAGCGGACGGGGAACGGTAAAGGCGAATTTATTAATAGAGGAAATAAAAAAATCCTCAACATTAAATACACGCCGGACTTTGTAGGTAAGCACTTTATTATTGAAACTAAAGGCAGAGCTAACGAATCATTTCCGATGCGCTGGAAGTTGTTTAAGAAGTATATAGCTGAGAACAAGCTTGAGCCCTTCACATTGTATAAACCTCAAAATCAGAAAGAATGCGACATGGTAGTGGAGTTGATTCTAGAGCGCCAAAAGAAAACGCTCGGAAGCAATACATAGATAGGCAGATAAACAAATGGGTGATGTGGTCGTGGAAACAACGTGGTCGTGTTAAGTACAAAGAGTTAATAGCAGAAATTGAAAGAGTTACAGAACATGCAGGAAGAAGAAAACAATAGCGGCGAATGGGCCGTGTCTTTAGGGTTTTACCCTGGGGTTCTAATAGGAATGCGTAGTTACCATAACGAAGACATTACTTCGCATGTATTCTACTTACCATTTATAGATATCGCAATACAAATATATAAATAACAAACACTATGAAAAACGATTTTGACGTGTCAGATAGCTTCGCTGACTTTGTTGATGAACTTACTACCGATGATAAGAACAGTAATGCATGCAGTATTGATAATCCTGACTGCGAAGGCTGCGGAAGCTAATGTGTTCGGCACATAGAAAAATGTGTGATGCCTGCAAGAAAAAGCTGATTGACGATAAGCTGCGGGAATGCGCATCCATATTTACTAACCTAGGTATGGAATCTACAAACGAAGAACGTAGGGACGCTTACGCAAAAGAACAGGAATTGCTTTACGAAATTAGAGCAATAGATAGGGAAAAAGGTAATAGGCTTTTGAATATCATGTAAATAATAAAGGGGACCCACAATTGGATCCCCTTTTTTTATTTCTTTTTGTTTTGCAAACTTAAACTTTATTTTAGGTGCAAGCCTACTTATTTTTTGGGTTCTTCTGGATAATATAGATGGCGAATTGGCAAGATTAAAAAATATGGAAAGTCAACTCGGTGCTTCACTTGAAAGATACAATTCAGATTTTATGTATGCCCTATGTATTCCAAGTTTAAGTTTTGGACTTTATCAAGCCTTTCAAATAGAA